ACGCAGCCTCTACTGCGGCTGGCGATCCCATCCTCGGCCTTGCCTACAACACTTCTGGTCTGACCGCCTATTACCGTCTGGGCGCCACGGGTGCGCTCACCGTCATAAGCTTGGCGACTCAGACCGTCACGGGCGCCTACTCCTCCGGCGGCTTCGTCAAGATCGATGACACGCACGCTCCCGGTGGTTATCGTTTCGATATCCCCACTGCCTGTCTTGCCACCGCAGGGGAGTGCAATATCTGGTTCGCCGGCACTCCCGCCGGCACGGCCGGGAACATGGAGACCCATCAGCTCAAGATCATCGTTACCGGCCTTGATTTCTATGATGCAGTGCGAGCTGGCCTCACCGCGCTTATTAATCGGGCCGCCGTGACGGGAACAGCTCAAGCAGGAGCTGCTGCCACTATCACGCTCGCAGCCAGTACTACGGCGATTCAGGCAAGTCCCGGCTCCATTCTCGCCATCATCTCAGGCACAGGCGCCGGCCAGGCCGGGAAGATCCTCAGTGTCGCAGGCGGTGGTGGTTCGACACCGGTGGCGACAATGAATGATGTCTGGCCGCTAACCAATCCCGACAGTACCAGCGTCTATCAGATCTTCAGCGATGACGGGGTGATTCCCGCGGCCCCTGCCGATATATGGACGCAGGCCACGCGCACGCTCACCGCCCCCCTGGTGGGAGGGCGCCTGGACGCCAATATCGGCTCGGTCGCATCCGTTGCAGTGCAGCAAAGTGGCACAGGCACGCAGAACATAGGTGGCCCGTAAGCTCGTGCTCACGATCGATGCGCAGCGATTCATCTGCCAGACCGAGGCAGAGGCTGTGGATTTGCTCGCAAAGGCTGTTGCGCTTGCTCGGACTCAATGCGTTATGCCTACTGAAATCACGGCGAATACGCGGCGGCTTCGCTCTGCAGTGAACGCCACCAAGCGCGAGCTCAAACGCATCTGGATGGATCGCGAGATTAAAAGCTATTTCGATATCGACCTCGATAACGAGGCGATTGCATTACTTTTGTAAGATGGCAACCAGGGGTAGAATTGGCCTATGACAAAGCCACATCTACTAGATAAGGTGAATGTTTACGCAGTTTGTGATCGTTGCTTGCGCAGCCCTGTTACTCGATACCTTGAACGGCAGAGAGAAATCCTCGGAAGCGGCGGCTCTATGTGTGCGGTAATGCTGTGCGAGAAGTGTTGGGATCTTCTAGATCGGCCCAAGCTAGATGCGATTGCTCCGACCACGACGTATGACTTCAGCCCTTCCAGATAGCCCGCGCGCTGCCCGAAAGGCAGTCGCACAATCAATGACTTGTGATAATTATGGCCGGCGCTCCGCTCGGTAGCAGCAATGCCGCCAAGGGGCGGCGTTGGCGCGATGCGATCAATAAGGCGCTGGCTCGGTATAGCCGGGATGCCGAAGACTGCAAGATCAATGCAGGGGAAGCCCTGGATAAATTGGCTGAACTTGTCGTTAAGAAAGCGCTTGCAGGAGACAAGGACAGCATCACCGAGATCGCCTGCCGCCTGGACGGCAAGCCAGCTCAGTCCCTGACCATTCTCGGGGATGAGGATTCGCCGCTACAGCACAATCACACGGTGGAGTTCGTTGGCGCATCTGCAGTTGCCGCAAAAGCTAAAGCCCTTATTTGAGCCAGCCACTTACAAAGCGCTCTATGGCGGACGCGGCGGCACGAAAAGCTGGGGGATAGCTAGAGCCCTGCTGATCCAAGGCACTACGCAGACACTGCGCGTGCTGTGCGCTCGCGAGACACAGAAGTCGATCCGCGACTCGGTTCACCGGCTGCTCGGGGATCAGATCGTCGCCCTGGGGCTGACGGACTTCTATCAGGTGCTGAAGTCAGAGATACGCGGGGTTAACGGGACAGAGTTTGTCTTTGCAGGACTGTCGAGCCTCACGGTGGACTCGATCAAGTCATTCGAGGGCGTAGACCGCTGCTGGGTGGAGGAGGCGCAGGTCGTCTCCAAGCGCTCCTGGTCGATCCTGATCCCGACTATTCGCAAACCTGGGTCTGAGACCTGGATCAGTTTCAACCCTGATCTGGACACAGACGATACGTGGGTGCGGTTCATCGAGAATACGCCACCGAATTCTATCTTGATCCCAGTGAGCTATCGGGATAACCCGTGGCTATCGGAGAAGTTCATCAAGGACATGGAGCATCTGAAGAAGACCGATCCCGTGTCCTTCAAGAACGTCTATGAGGGCGAATGCAGGGCAGCTGCGGAAGGCGCGATCTACACCCCTGAAATGACATCGCTGGCCGGCAGTAAACGAGTCTGTAACGTGCCGGTGGACCCGATGCTTGAGGTCCACACGGTCTGGGATCTGGGGTTTAACGATTCCTGCGCCATTGTCTTCGTGCAGCGCCAGCTCTCCGAGCTTCGCATCGTCGATTACCTCGAGGACAGCTTGCGCAACATGGCGCAGTACGTGTCTGACCTGCAAGGCAAGGGCTATCGATACGGCACCGACTGGCTGCCTTGGGATGGCGCAGACAGCAAGTACAAGCTCACCGGGGATGGTACGAGTCCTGAAAGCATCCTGCGAAAGATGAAGCGCCGTGTAGCGATCGTGCCGCAGATGGATGTCGAGATCGGTATCAAGAAAGCGCGTCTGGTGTTCCCGCGCTGCTATTTCGACAAGGACAATACGATTCGATTGCGCGAGTGCTTGAAGCGCTACCGACGGGCGATTCCAACTACGACCAATGAGCCATCCGTGCCGCTGCATGACGAGTTCAGTCACGGCGCGGATGCCTTTCGCTACATGGCGATTGTCGCGGACAAGCTGACCGATTCTGGCGGCTTATCGCGCACGCCGATCAAATACCCACAGAGGGCTTACGTATGAGTGCTGCGGAGTTTGCGAAGATGAAGGCGCTGGAAGCCAGGATCGAAGTGCTGGAGGCTAAGGAGCGCGCACGGGAAGCGAAGTCAAAGCAGACGCTCACGCTGCCAGCGAAGGAAAAGGCCGCCTAAATGTCCGTGCAATTCATCAAGAACACTATCGTCAATAGCCGGTTCTATCCGCTTGGCGATAGGAGCAGCTTGGGCGCTACGGCTGAAGCTACACAGGTCGCAGCGGGAGCGGCTATCTATACCATCTGGATGCCGCGATTGGATAACAGGCCGCAGTGGATGTTGATCGGCTCTCTGAGCTATGCGGATTTCGCAGCTGCTGCCACCACCAAGACGCTCAATCTCATCAATCTTGAGCCTCGCGGGATAATCCAGGGCATCAAGATCAAGCACACCGTAGCCTTTTCCGGGCCTTCGATCAGCGCCTACACGGTCTCAGTAGGGGATATCAATACGGCTGGCCTTCTGGCCAGCGCATTCGATGTGCTGCAGGCATTCGGTAGCACGGCCTATCAGCTCAGTTCCAACTTCTACGCCGAGGACAATACAATTCCAACAGCTATCAGTGCGACCGCGACTTCCGTAGGCGCAAACCTCAGTGTAGCCACAGCAGGAGCTGTAAGCATATGGGCACTACTATCAAAGAGCGTGGCATGAAGAAGTTAGCCTGGTTATTGTGCCTACTTGCTCCGCTGGCTTTCAGTGCGCAGGTCACGGAGCAAAAGACGCCAGCTGCCGGCGGCGGTAGCGGCCTGCCCAGCGGGACCGGCGTCGTTACGGTAACAAGCGGCGTTGGATCGGCTGTCGCCACGACAGGTACTGGCTCCGTCGTCGAGGCGACAGCGCCCACGATAGCTAGTCCAGCCTTAAGCGGCACGGTCACCGGCAACAACACGGTCCCACTCGCAATTCTTCAGACCCAGCCGACCGTCACCATTCCCTGCAATCCAACTGGCGGCACGGCAGCACTTGAGGACTGCACGCTCGGCACGAACCTTTCATTCAGCGGCACCGTGCTTAACGCTGCTGGAGGGAGCGGCTTTACCGCTGGCGGTGATCTCTCGGGAACAAGCAGTTCGCAGACTGTTGTCGCGGGCGCTGTTACCCTCGCAAAGCAGGCCAATCTCGCCGCTAACTCTGTTGAGTGCAATAACACCGGCTCGCCGACTACGCCAATCGCCTGCACCGTGGCGCAATTCAAGACCCTGCTCGCGCTTTCGCTGACGACTGATGTCACGGGGACACTGCAAGCTGCACAAGAGCCCGCGCATACAGGCGACGTGACGAATAGCGCGGGCTCGTTGGCAACAACTATTGCCGCCAGCGCGGTGACCCTAGCCAAGCAGGCGAATTTCGCCGCGAGTAGCTTGCAGGGCAACCCAACGGGCAGTCCTGCTGCGCCCGAAGCCATTACCCTGGGAACTAACCTCTCATTCGCTGGGACGGTGCTCAACGCTTCAAGCGCCAGCGGCTTTACGGCTGGCGGTGACTTGTCCGGAACCAGCAGCTCGCAGACAGTTGCAGGGGTCAATGGCGCCGTTGTACCAACAAGCGCCGTAGCAGTCGCATCGAACTCATTGAAGCAGCTTATCGCGGCGACGACTACAGGAAGTGGTAGCATCGTTGAAGCAACTTCACCGACATTAGTGACCCCAGCTCTAGGGACGCCTTCTGCGCTGGTTCTAACCAACGCTACGGGCTTGCCGTGCGCAGCGATGCCTGCCCAA